GGCCATGGCCGAAAGGCTTATGACAAGAGCCGGAACCTTCATCGCCCCAAGCACGCCGACCGATATGGCCACCAGATCAAGGTTATCCGCCAGTGTGGTAAACGCCTCGGACAGCCCGACTAGCGCATTCACGCCAATTTCTGCCGCTTTGAAAAGCCCCGTGCCAATCGACTGCACCGCTGCGAAAAACTCGGGATTGGCAACTGCCGCCGTGAGACGTTCAATCGACGCCCGCAATGCCTCGGAACCCGGCCCAGACAACTCAAACAGATCGCCGAACGCATTGCGCAACGATCCAAGCGCACCCCCCAAGGTATCCCGCGCCGCTGCCGCCGATCCGCCGAACTGCGTTTCCAACTCGGCCAGGATAATGGTTTGCGCGCCGATCACGTCGTTACTGGCGACAAGCTGGCGCACCATTTCCTTTTGCGCCTCGGTAAACTGGATACCCGACCGCGACAGCGCCGTCATGCCCAAGACCGGATCATTCAACGCGCGGCCAACCTGCAAAGCCGCCGTGCTGAGGTCGGTCCCCATCGCCGTGGCAAGGTCCATTACCGCCACCGTCGCGGCGTCAAACTGATCGCCACGCACCTGCGTGAACGTCAGCAGCACGCCTTGCATAGCGTTAGTCGCCTCGTCTCCGAAATTGGTGATCCGCTGCAAGGATGCCGCATGCGCGTTCAACTGCTCAATCGACCGGCCCGCCGCGCCACCCGTTGACAGGATAGCCGCGCCAAGCTGTGCCTGCGATGCCTCGGCGGTCACGGTGGCGTCAATGAACTGTCCAAGCAGCTTGCCAGCCGCCAACGCCGCGCCCAAAGCAGCCGCCGCAGCCGCCGCCGCGACCATGGCGGCAGACATGCCACCAAACGCGCGCCCAGCCCTGTCAGCGGATCGCTCTGCGCCACCCGCCGCCGTGCTAACGTCGCCAAGGTCGCGCTTCCCACGCCGCAAGTCCGACGTGTCCATGCGAACCGCAAGGGATGCCATGTCAACCATTTGTCGGCTCCCTATCCACCGGCGCGATACTAAACGCGCTCTTGCCCTCTTGCAGTCCGTTTGCGAACGCCATGCTCATACGCCGCAACATAGACGCTTCCCACGCCTCTGTCACGGCCCCTGTCATGTCGGCATAGGCTTTCAGATCGTGCCAATCCAGCGCCACGCGGTTGCCCATGCCGTCTGATTTTACCGGCCCCGCCTCGATCAGCGCCTCAAGCAAATATGCGCACGCATGGACCTGCACAAATGGCACCGGACGGCCCGCGTCTTGATACTGTTTTGCGCGCGTGATCATGGGCCGTCCGTCCTTGTGTTCAACCGCGCTCGATAGCCAACCGGCTTGATGCGCAGCCAGTGTCAACCAGTCGGCTGTTTGTCCAAAAAACCCTGCTGATTCTCCGCTGCATCAATGACCTGCTGGGCGAACGTCTTGCCAACCACGATCAGCTTTGGCGTTTGCACATCAATCGGCTTGCCGTCCTTGTCCTTGATGCTGACCGTAGTCATCACGGGCGCACCCTTGTCGTCTTTCTCAACCTGAAAATCCGGGAAGGTCATGTTGAGAATTTCGCGCATATGGTCCGGCGTTGTCACTGGCGTATCGCCAAGCGTCATGTTGCGCGGCTCGATGATGTATTTCATGGCGGTTTCAATCGTGGCCTTGTGGACCTGATCAAAGTAGGCGTCAGCGGATTCAGCCTCGCCCTTGCCGTCCGCAACCGCCTGGGCGGCCTGCTTGGCGGCAAGCTGCGCCTCTGCCAGCCGCATCTGCGTTGAGCGGGCGGCGATGCCGCGCACAAGGAAGCCCGGCGCGTCCTTGCCGGTCTTGATGGCCTCGCCTGTCCACTGATCGCACAACGGCACAAAAACTCCGTCCTCTTGTTTCTGCCGGGAATTTCGGGTGTTCATATCCATGGTTCAAATCCTTTGGTTGTGGTTGATAACGGGGCGCGGTGGCCAACCACCTCCACGCGCGCCCCTAGCCTGCCGGAGCAGGATTAGGCTGCTGGCTCAGTCGCCACAATCGTAGCTGCGTTCTGCCGGAAACTGATCGAAAAGCCTTGGAAGTTCGCGTTGGTGGGTTGGTTCGGCACATGGCTATGCGCGATGCCTTGCGCATACTTGACCGGATCGCCCGCAACTGGCGCATTTGCCACCCCGGAACCGTCCACGATCTTGACCGACAGGATGCCCGAGTCGCCATCAGCGGCGTTCTTGATGTCCTCTTGGCCAGCGTCTGATGGCACTTCCTCGAAGGTCGCGGTGCTTTCGCTGCCGGTGCCTGCGCCCTTGTCCGCCTTCGTAAATCCGGACAACGCCGGAATTTCGATCATGGAATGCGTGACGCCAAGCTGGAACAAATCCAACTCGCCATTAACGCGAACCCAAGTCAGGGCGGCAAATGCTGCGGCGGTGTTTGCGGTCGGAAGCGATTCCGCGACAAACAGGGTTTGGCCGATGAAGTTAGTCATGTGTGTTGTCCTTTGGGGTCAGCGTTTCAGTTGTTTCCGGCAGATTGCGCGTCCAGCCTCTTGCAAGCCATTGCGCGGCGTCAGATTCAAGCGGGGTGGCAATCGCGCCGATGGTCCCGTTTGCCTTGTTCGTGTTTGTCAGAGACACGCGCGCGTCTTTTTTCACGCGGTTGCCTGGTAGCTTACGAAGATCGGAGTTTCCCATCGCTGCCCTTCCTGCCGTCCGGTCCGCACCGAATGGCCGTTGATTGTTAAAGTTGTCGTGTTCACAGTCAGGCGCAAGGCGCGGTAGAAGAACGCCGCAATAAGCCCCGCCTTTGCCTTTGTGACCGCCTCATAAACGCCAAGCGGTGACACCAGCGTTATCACAAGAAACCCTTGCCGCCGCATGACATTACTCGACAGTTCGGCAGGCTCGTTATCGTTTGGCAAATGCGCAATTTTGAGATGCTCACCCGTTGGAATGTCGCCGCCCTTTTGCGGCCATAGCACGGGATAGGAAAGCGCGGTAGCCATTACCTCGGCGCGTGCCATCAGTGCCACATGGATATCAGCCTCGGCGCTCATTGGATGCTCAATTCTATGCCGATGCGCGACACCACGGATTGAAACTCTTGGATAGTCAGCGCGACCATTCCGTTGGGTGCCTGCTGCGAATACCCTTCTTCTAATCGCCGCGCATATGGCAGGTTATTAGCGAAGTAGATTGTATCGCCTGCATTGATGCCCATAACAGTCGCCGCGCCCTTGGCAATCGTCGCGGTTCCTGTCTTGTCGTCAAGTTCCAGCGTGCCTTCTGGCACAGAACCAATTGCAAGATGCCAGTTGCCGCGAAACCGGCCCGTGTCCACCGGGCTTTTTAGGATGATGCGGCGGAACATTTCCAAAGCGATCTTGCGCACAGCCAAGTCCATCTTGCGCTCGGCCTTGCGCTCCCATGCCTTCATCTGATCTGCAAAGCTACCCATCAGCGCCGCCCTACCGCGTCATAGAGGGCAGTCACGCCACCCGATGCAACGCGGCCCAGCTTGGCGATTGTCAGCGTGCCACGGTCGCAGATGATCTTATCCTCTAGCGTGACCTCAATTCCGATTGGCTCGATAATGACCTGAAAGTCACCTGCCAGGATGTTGGTTCCGTCAATGCGGCGTTCTGCGATTTCAAACACGGCCATTCTTGCCGCCGTGGTGGCGGTTGTTACAGTTCCGCCTGTGGGGTCACTAGGCCCGCCACCTGCGCGCGTGGTGCGCTGGACGCTGCCCGTCTGCACCGCGTCCGGCTGCTTGGCAACCAGCGTGTCGAATGCGGCGGTGACTTGGGCGCGAATTGTGGTCATCACCCGCGCCTCATGTTGATAAGACCTTGGCCGCCGCGAACGTATGCGCGCAACAGCCCCTCAACCGCAACAATGCGCGCGGGTGACGTTGGCAGGTTACTGCCCGCAATCGTGATCGGCCCGACCTTGATGCTTTCCGATGTGGCGCTTGTCTCAATCGTGGCAAACGGATCCAGCCCGCCTTGAAGAATATACGCCACTTCGAATTGCGCATTGATGATGTCGATCGGGATCGTGTCGGGATCAATCGGCCAATCGTTGAACAGCCCGCGAACCAACCGGGGCCATGATCGCGCCTGAAACTGGTATTGCTTAAGTCCGAAAAACTCATTCTTGCGGTCGATCACAGTCGCCGCGCGTCGCAGGTTGATTTCATTGGCCGCGTCTGTGTCCGCAAGCGTCCACCCCATGGCCAGGGCATACGCCTCATACGCCGCCAGCGTGCCGTAGCTGTCGGATTGCGTGCCGCCGATGGTGGTATCAAGTGCCATGCGTGCCTCTAACTAACCTTAGTGAAGGGGCGAACCGCGGCCCGCCCCTCTGCAAAGATTAGCCCAGAACCGTGACTATAGCGTCTGGCTGCCATGCCTTGACGCCGTAGATCGCGGTGATGTCCACCATGGCTTTCTTGTATCCACCGTATACCTCAACAGTGAAGGCCAAGCCCGAATTGGGGTCTTGAATAATCATCTGCTCTTGTGCCGCCGATGCCATAGGGGATGCCATCGGGCGAATGGCCAACTCAATAGCCGAACGGTGGAAGCCGACGTTGGCGGTGTAGGCGTTGAGGATAGTTACCGCCGCATTGTCTGCGATTGCGACACGAAGGCCTGGCGCTTGGATCGTGAACGTGCCAGATGCGCCGGATGCCTGCCCAACCTCAACCACATACTTGTTCACCGTGTCACCAGCGAAGGTCACAACGTCGCCAGCCTTGATGCCGGTTGCGCCAGCAGTTGCGCCGTCGAACGCAATGGCTGTTGCGCCGACTGCCAGTGCGCCATTAACCAGCACTCCGGTTGCGGTGCCCTTGACGTGAGTTTGAACGCCAGCCGATTCCTTCAACATAAAGCCCTGCAAATCCAGCAGCGTGCCTTGGCGCAGCATGTCAGTTCCGCCTGCCTCATTGGCCTTTTGCAGTTGCGCCTGCTGGCGAAGCTTGGTGCCTGCAATCGAGTTCACGACGATAGACAGTTGGCCATCATCAACCGGCATGGAGTTGTCAAAGATGACCTGACGAGCCTCGGCGATGATGTCGAAGTTCGTTGCGAATGGGTTTGTGCCAGAGGTCCCGACGGCTCGGGAGGCATGCAGATAAGCCTCGGTTGCGATATCCGATTCAATCTGGCGAACCATGCCGTTCATCTTGCGAACCAGCAGCGCGCCATAGATGGTCTGGAACCCCGCGCCTTGCTCTAGGAAAAGTTGATCCTCGCCAGTGAATGGAATCTTTGCGTTGATCTCCTTATTCAGCGTCATGGTCCGATTGCCAACGGTGTTGTCGTCGCCTTCGGGAATCGTCATCGACGGGGTAACGCTGGTGTTGATAGTTCCCTCAACGGTCGTGTAGGAACGAACAGTCACGCCTTGAGCGGCGGCTTGCGAACCAGCGTTTACCGTTACGGATGGAATGAACCCAACCGCAGTCTGGCCGACAATTTCGGCAGCTCGGTAGAGGTCACTTGCAAGGCTTGTGAGAACGTTTGCCATGGGCGATGTATCCTTTTGTGGGGCTTAGTCAACAACGTCGCCACCAGATTTTGCATGAGCCGCGCGGGCCGGGTGTGACAATGCGTCAAACTGCGCGCGTGTGATTGTGAGTTGGTTTGGCTTCCCGCCCGTCGATCCGGCTGGCTTCCCGCCGCCGCCCTTGCCTGCATCCCGAACCGCGTATGGCTTGGATGCTGCAAGCTCCTTCGCCAGATCGGCTAAGGTCGCCCCGTGATCCGCGCCTGAGCCAATCATCGGTTTTCCGTCTGAGGTCATGATCTTTGCAGACCCGTCCTCATGGAACTGAATACGCATCATAGACGAATTTGCCACGTCGTCAATAGCCTCGGCAATAAACCCGGCTTTTGCGAGTTCCGCCTTGAGGTCAGAAGCCGCCCCGCGCTGGTGCATTTTGCTGATTCGCGTCTGCGCGTCGGACAGCTTGCCCTCGTAATCCGCCTTCATTGCGTCCAACTTGGCCTGCGCGTCATCCGCGCCCTTGCCGGTGCCTTTGGCCTTTTCGGTGAGTTCGGCAATCTTGGCGTCCATCTCGGCTGGCGTGCCATATTTGGCCCATGCCGCCGCATTGCCGCGCTCTTTGGATAGGGCGGTTTTAAGGCCCGTCACGTCCTCCGGTGCAGCAAGCGCGCCTAGGTTTAGCTTGCCGTCCTTGACGTGGCCTTGCAGCCATTCCGGCAGGGTTGTGGCGTCTGTTACGTCGATTTCCATGGTGACTTCCCGTCTGGTTGTGCCGACTTCCCGTCAGCGGTGTGTTAAATTCTAGCGCGTAGTTCTTCTAAGGTCAAAGGTCTGCCATTTCCATCCACCAAATCCCGGAACGATATTTCACCGTCGCGCCATAGTTTTGCACGGCCAACGCCCAGAACCTCGCCCTGCTCGGCAACGGTGCGCCGCGATAGCCACCCTTCAAACGTGGTATCCTCGGCAATCTGCCCGTCCATGCTTGCGCGCGTGGATAGTGGCACTTCGTCTAGGTCAATGCCGAGTTCGCGGAACGACTTGAGAACGGGCACGGAAGTCGATCGACAGTTCGAAACTGCAACCCCGTTTGCGATATAGGACGCGTCACTTTCCACTTCCAAATCGTAAACAAGCCCGCTATAAGTCTGCAAGCCCAATGAAAGGACCACATCATGCCCAAACTCAATCCTGCCCTTGCAGACATCATCACTCGACGCCACATCACCGACGGATTCTCCCTTCGCAGGATTGAGAGAGAGGAAGGATTTAGCAACGGCATTCTGTCCAGCTATGCCAAGCGGCACGGTATGGACGTCCGCAACAAAACCGACCAAGCCCGACTTGACCACGCCAGCGGAAACATTGTTAACCCCTCCGGCGCTGACCATTGGGGATTCGGCCACACCAAAGAAACCCACGTCAAGTATGCCAAAGCATCGTTGCGCATGACGCTTAATAACCCCAGCAAAGTTCCTGAAACTATCGCCAAGGCCAACGCAACCAAACGCGCCAACGGCTTTGCTGACACCATGCGCGCGAGGCTTGGTGGTATCCCCCTCAGTCACGATCACAGATACAAGGTCGCCAAGACGATTTCGTCCTACTTCAGAGAGAACATGAGCGACAGAGAGCATATGATGTCTGAAGCTTTGATCCCTTTGGATGGCAAGTGGGTCTCGCAATACCATTTCGATTGCGCGGTTCTCGATTTTGCCCGCCCAGATATTAGATGCGCATTCGAACCCGATGTCGGGGGCCACAAGCTTGAGCGCTCGCTTAACCGCGATGCTGCCCTCGTCCGTCAAGGTTGGACCATATTCCGATTCCGATGCGACAAGGCGGCAAGCCCGGATTACTTCCTTCATGCGATAAGTATCGCTGCGCAAATTATCCCCAACCTTCAAGGAACCCGCGAATTTCCACCCGCCCGCAAATATGGGGTGGTCATCCGTTGCCCTGAGAACCCCGCCGGACTTCGTGTTTATCACCCGGACGACGCCGCCCTCAAGTCGCTTGCACTTCGTATCAGTGACCGCCTTCCACCTGCCAAGGTGGGTTAGGACAAGATCGCCAACCTTTATAAACTCGATTGGGACAAGCCCCGCCTTTGTCCTGATTAGCGTGCCTTCGACCAAAGCGCCCCAATGCAGATTCCCCGGCCCGCCACCCCACGGCAGCGTGTGGCCAATAGGCTCGTGGCCTTCAACGGTGTATGTCAGCCCGTCGCGTGTGGCGCAGTCAATCGTCGTGCGCAGATCAATGGTCGATACCCATTGCAGCGCCTTCACCAAATCCTGGTTGGCCTCGTATAGCGACTGCCGCGACTTCTGCGAAACAGCCTGCGTTGCCGACCGCACCAGCGATTCCGCATTGCGCCGCGAAACCTGCATGAAGCCTTGCACGGGTTCGCCGCCCTGCACCCCGCCCCGTATGCGCCGGATCAGGCTGGCGTTTGTCTCTCCCTCTGCAATGCCCATCCGCATGGCGTCAGTGAATTTTTGCAGCGTGTCACCAGCCTGCCGTGAGAGCCAATCCGACACGGGCGCGCCTTGGATCAGCACGCCGTCAACAATCGCTACAAGCTGCCCGCGCGTAATGCTTGTGGTGATTAAGGTTGCGCCCACGGCTTTGTTTATTGACGACGCCGCAAACTGTGTCTCGATATCCGCCAACTCGCGCAACTCACCCACCAGGCGCGTGGATTCTGCCCGGTATGCGTTGCGTATTGTTTCGCGGGTTTGGTCCAGCAGCTTTTCCAGCCGCGCAGCCTGCCGCGATGGTGCCGCTATGCCTGTCGGGTCGATGCGGGCAAGTTGCGCCACGATATCGCCTTCCAACGTGCGCAGGAACATCGCACTGTCGCGCAACTGCGTGGCCGTCAGCCGTTGCAGGTCCAACGCGCGGCCAGTGATGCTGTCAAGGATTTCGGTGTTTACGCTGGCCATGGGTTATTTCTTCGGCTTGCGCTTTTTCATGTATGCCATCTATTCCCCCAATCCCATCGGCGCGCCAGTCAGCGCAGGCGCAGTCGCCGCCAGCCTGTCTAATTCCGCCGCCGTGTCCAAGTCAGGCCGCAACACACCGCGCCGCTTGCGTTCCTCAAAATACGTTTCCAGCGTCAGATAGCCCATCGCAACGTCTTTCTGCATCGCCAGCACTTCCTGCGGTGTCATCATCGTAACGCCGAATTCCTTGTTGACGTTTACCGTGATCGACACATCGCCAAGCCCTGCATAGAACGCCATCCATTGCAGCGCCTGTTCCAGCGCGTCCTTGAGGCTGTCCGCCATCATGGCAAGCGTGCTGGTCTCCTTGACAGCATCCAGCGCGGCCCCGGTTGCGGACTGCGCGCGCGCCACCAGCAATTGCAGGCCAAGCGTTTGCATCTGAAATTCAAGGTCTTTCAGGTCTTGCCGTCCGCTGTCGATCGCCTTGCCGCTATGCTCAACCCATTGCAGGGTCGCGCCAACGTCGCGTGATACGACCGCCGTTCCCGCGCTGATCGTCAATGGCTCGTCATCACCGCGACCGGATGCAAACAGGATCGGCACGCGAGCAAAGTGGAGAATGTTGCGCTGATCAGATTGCGACTGCCAGTGCGCGATGTTGACGTCGGTCAAATCCTCTAGGACCGGCTCGCCGGTAAAGAACCCCGTGCGCTGGGCATAGAACGGAATCACCGTGATTTCAGGCGCTTCGGTCATATATTCATCAACTACCGCCCAGTGCTTCTTGCTGTTCTGGCGATACAGCCGCACTCGCACACCATCGGGCAGGCGGTCCAGCACCCGCACCTGTTCAACCTCAACCTGCGAAAACTCGCCTTCTGGATCGTCCTCGCTAACGGTTTCACGGATGCGCAACTGCGCCAAGGCCAGCACGTTGCCAAACAGCCCGGGCTTGAATCCCCGCACGTCCTCCACTCGTAGATGCACCAGATACGGACGCAAGCCCTGTGCAGCCGCCTGAGCGCGCGTGGTGTCTGCATTGCGGCGGGGTGCCTCAACCATGATGTAGCTAACGCCAGGCACAAACGCGTCCTTGAACACCTCGGACGCAAACACGCTCAGGTCGCGGCCCTGCATGTCAATATCTTCGGTCATGTCAATGATCTGTTGCGGCGCGTCCTGTATCTCAATAGGGCTGTCGAACACCCGGCCTGTCATGTCTTTGATGGTTTTGCGCAGCGCGTTGAACAGCCAGGACGAATGCAGGCGCGCTTGATAATCATCCTCGGCCTCGGCCTTGAATTTCGGCAGGTATCGCGTGCCTTCCTTGCGCATGCCAGCCGTGCCGGACATCAGCGCGCGCCCCTTAGCGCCAGCCTGCACCATTGCGGCCATCGTGGCAGTCTGTTTCGCTACTGTGTCTACCATGTGTGATCCTCTAAAACGGCAGCGGCGCGGCGGTCATGGTCGGCCTGAT